GATAACTATGTCTCGAATAGATGAATTAAAGAAACAGTTTCCAGAACTAAACATGACCATGTTCGATTTATTTAAAAGAATCGACACCACAAGCACGTATAAGTACTTCCCATTATTATGTAAGATATTTGGTAAAAGGTTCAATTTTATGAACCAATATGAAAATGATAAGGTTAGGAAAGATATGGCTAAATTAGAAATTCATGAACATTTACTTAGTAAAGGAATTTATACGGATGGATTAACGGAAAATGAATTGTATTTTTTACATCATATGGCCGACTATTTCAACCACGATAATTTTTTCACACTAAAAGATTTTATTCATTATATGGATAAAAATCAAATTGAGAATAAAGATGTTACGTCTTACTCAACAATTGACGAGTTGAGGTCTGCAGTTACTTTGGCAAGTATGAAGGAGTTAACTAAGGAACTTGAGGGTCAGGTAATTAAAGAATATGAGGATGATAAATGGTTAGTAGTTAGACCTTTAACTTTCCAAGCATCTTCTAAGTATGGAGCGTCTACAAGATGGTGTACCACTTACCAAAAAGAAAAACAATACTTCGAGAAATATTGGCAATATGGAATCTTGGTTTACTTCATCAACAAAACAACTGGTTATAAATTCGCAGGTTATAAATCATTGAAAGATGGTAACGAATTAAGTTTTTGGAACGCGGAAGACCAAAGAATTGATTATCTATATGTGGACGCTGACGAATATTTATTTCCTATTGTTAGAAGAATTCTTAGTTCAGATAAAACAAATAAAGAGTTGTGTTCAACTGAGATTCAAAACCAAGTTATGTCAGAATGTGAATATAACGTTAGAAAAATATCACTTTCTGAACCGACATATGACGGTCCTATGGTTGAAGAAATGGAAATGGAAGAAAGAATTGACGATAACGTTAGTGAAATGACAATGGACGCAAGACTCATAAGAGCTTAAAATAACAAACCCACCTTTATGGTGGGTTTTTTTATTCTTCTATTTCAACTATTAAATTTCCTTCTCCTCTAATTACTCTGTGCCAAACAAGTTTTGGAATTGTAATTTGTTCGGCATTTGACAATTTGTTTGGCAAATTGTCTTCCATTTGGAATGACCATCCTCCCGATTCAATAATTGTCACTTTTCGGTCCATTAGGTCTTGATGCCACTTCAATTCATCTGAATCAACATCAGGACTAAAAGTCCTAACTAACTTTCCTTCTTTTTCTATTTGTTGAAAGGGATGTTCCATATTAAAATAACGGTCTTTGATTCCAATAAATGTGTAAACTTTTATCAAGACCTAACATTTTAAAAAAATTCGATATATCCGAATTAATTCTGTAAGTATAACTACCTTTAGACCAATCAGGGTCCATGTCCAAAAAAAACGCTATTCTATTTGGGTTTGATTCACCAAAAATTACTTTATAAATTGAAATTTTTATTGGTTCGTCACCTTCTCCAACTAATTCATTATTAATCTGAGGTGTTATAACATCGTCAAGGTAAACCTGTAAGTACTTTTCTATTTTTTCTATTTCCATTACCAAGAATTTGAGGATGACAACCCAAGTTGTTTGGCATATCTACCAATTGAACAACTCCAATATCCTGCGGTTGTTCTGTCTTTCTTTTCAGAACATTTATGACGAGCTCTGAATGATTTTGCAGCTTTTTTATTTGCATTTTTAACCTTTAATTTAGGGTCACCAAATGTAACTTTTTTAACCCCACCTGATTTACTTTTAACATATACTGCAAACTTTTTAGGCCCACCTGGTGTTCTAAATGGTTTACCGATATTAACCTTTTTACCTCTATGTTCAGCTTCGGCTAAAATATCTTCTTCAGTCTCTGTTTCATAAACATAAGGTGCATCTAAATAGACATAATTTTTACCTATTTTAACTTTTTTACCTAAATCGGACTCGGCCATTAAGGCATCTTCTTCATTAAGGTCAATTTTACCTTCATTCCAAAGTTCTCTAACTTCGTTAACTAAATTGAAGTATTTTTCAGAATACATTCTAAACACATTATTAGTTAATGTCATTCCATTATCAATATGGTACTGCAATTCTTCTGACACTTCAACACTTTCTTTTAGTATTAAAGATTTGTCAATATGCTCTTCTAAAGTTTCTTTAATTAATTTTCTTAAATCCATCGGTAATCGGTTTTATTATAAATACCTCTAATCCTTTTTAAATTTTATTTTCCAATAAACGCCGCTATTAATATAAGGTATAAATCCTCCACTGTAACCATCAAACGTTCTATTTGCAACACCAACTCCAACTTGAAATATCTTATCGTCTTTGGTTTTAAATAAAACGTTGGTTCCCAACGAATTAACCCAATCTTTTTCACTCCACGCAGCATTTAATCCGACATAAACCTGATTTCTAACTTTAGGTGGTTCGGGTGCTTGTTCTCTAACAATTTTTGGTTTAATAGTCGCACTCCATTTTCTTGAAAGAATATTATTTTTTGAAATACTATCTATTATATAAACAAATCCTTGATTATTATTTAATTTTATGGTGTCCACATATAAATTCTTTGAATAAAATTCTTTAAGAATTTCCAAAGTATCTACATGAACTAATGTTGGTACATATATGATTGTGTCGTGATATATGTCCTCCCCTTCCAAATATTCAATAACAGGGACTGTATCATGGATAACCTCGCCATGTACTTCTTTAATAACTTCTTTGGTTATTGTGTTATTATGTCCTCTTAAAAAGAATAAAGCACAAATCAATGTTAAGATTATAAAATGTCGGATGTCTAATATTTTTTTCATAATTTAAAGTATTAATCTTGAACCTACCAAGAAATTATTAAGTAACGGAGACCCTACTTGTGAATCCCCTGAAAGTCTATAGTTTAAACTCAAACCAAATCTTTTACTAATTTTATAATCAAATGATGAACCAAGTAAGAACGATAATTGTCTATTGACGGTGGTTTCACCTGTTTTTGAATTCCACGCTATTGGAGAGTTCATTAAAAAAATTTGTGGCGATAAAGTGATTTTAGGTTGTACTGAATATGGTTTAGTCCAAAACACAACTAACGATGTTGAAAGTGATGTATTAAAAACTTCTTTAGTTTCTCCTGTTTTAAAATTAATAACTTCATTATTCTTTAACAATAAAGTTATTAGTCCGACGTTATATCCATAAGTTCCAAATTTTGGATTAGGTTTAACATTAGTGTACCCTATTAATCCCATATAATTTCCTTCTAAATAAGCTGTGGTTACAGAATACGAATGTATAGTGTTTAATTTACCTTTTTGAAAATCCATTTTAGTGTATCCCCCACTTAACGCAAATTGATTTAAGGTACTCCAAATCATGGCATTTGTACTCCAAGTCTCATTACCCGCCAATGACGATTGACTAATTCCAAAGGATGCTATTGCATTATATTTAAAGTCAGGACCTTGTGCCGATGTTAAATCGGACGCTACTAACATAGGATTTGCGGGAGCGACTTTTTTCTTTTCCTCTTTCTTTTTTTCATCAGACTTTTTCTCATCTTTTGATTCAGACTTACTTTCACCTCCCGAACTATTTTCTTCTGACCCTACTGACGATGTCTCTGAAGAACCAGACTCTCCTGATGAAGAAGATTGAGAGGAAGATTGAGATGAGGATGACGTTGGAGTTGTTGATGATGAAGCTGCAGATGACGCTGCAGATGATGCGGATGACGAAGCGGCAGAACTTGCTGATTGAGTTACCGCTTGTGTAACTGTTTGTGTAACTGTTTGTGTAACAATTGTTGTTGAGGGGCACGGAGTTGCGAAGATTGAATTAATCCAAGTTGTTACTTCTCCGTTTGTAAATTGTGAATAAGTGAATACTTTTGAACTACCTCTAATTATTACTAAGACTCCAGTGTTAGTCTGTATTGGTATTGTAACAACATAGGTTTTTAAATCACAAGGGTCTAGGTAGGTCTGAGTGACCACCTGTCCTTGAGACTTGTGGGTGAGGAAAACCACAAATAATATCGTTAATAGTATTTTTAAACCTTTCAATTATCATTTTTTTGTTTTGAGAGTATTATTTCGTAAAAATACCTTTTTTAATCATTCTATCTAATATTCTTGAACACGCAATATCTAAAGCTTTTTTAGTTGCGATTGATATTGTTGATTGATTAAATTTAACAGGGTCAACTGTTGCGTCTGACAACAAAGTTAATTCTCTTGTTGTCTTAGCCTCACCTAATCCTGATGCTCCGAATACAACCCCTGTTTCTGCATTGGTGAATCTAACTTGTAGACCAATACGAGTAACCATTAAGTTTTTAACACCGTCTTTTAGATTGATTGTTTCATCTTCAGATATTGAATAATCATAACATTCGATAGTCACAAAATATTCCGCTAAATTTATTTTACCTCTACCATCCAATTTATTTTCTGAAATACCTGCTTGAGATGCTTGGAATTGTTTTACCATTCTGTTTTTAATCTCCGTTTTATCTTCAGTGAATTTAAAACGATTAAGGTTTTCAAGATATTCCATAGAGATATTTGCAACCCCTAACCCAACTCTTTTTTCTTTAAGTTCAGGATACATCTCATACATTTCGTCTGAAATGCCAGCTTTTAATATTTGGATTGGGATTTGAGGCCCTTCATAATCCAAGAATTGACTAATATCGATTGCGGTCTCAAATGACGCTTTGTATTGTTCAGTTTGAGTTTTTCCTATTGTTTGACCAAAAGATGACGTTGAGACAAGTAGTCCCACGATTATTAATAAATACCTCATTTCTATCTTTGAGGCCACTTCCAACCTCTTTTTTTACCATACAAACCGAGTAATGTTGCCAAACCAAAAAATTGTATTAACCATAAAATAGCCATCCAGTTAGAGGTTTGTAATTCTTGATAATTTACATAGGAGAATACTCCCATGTAAATCAACAAAGAATAAAATAAGATAATTTGTTCGAATTTTTTATATGTTTTCTTAATCATTGTATTGTTATTTTTTTATATTATGTCTTTAATTTTACCACAAACTAAACACTCTTCTTCACCGTCACCATCTTGGTCACCCCAAACGTGGTCACATTGTCTATGTGCAAAATATTCGTCAATTTTGCCATCACCGTCAAAATCCAATCCATCCATTACACCATCGCCATCCTCATCAGTTTCAACACCCGTTTTAGGTTGGACACTTACTTGGACAGTTTGTCCAACTTCATTACTTGTTGGTAATACTAATGGTTCAAGTGATGTTGGAACAATTGGATTATTTGGTAAATCTTTGGACATCATCTTGTTTAAAAGTTCTTTAAAACCTGTGTTCTCTTGCATATTATTTACCATTTTGGAGCCTCTTCTTTAAATTCGTCTCCTTCTTTTTTCTTAGGTTTAGGTACAGGTGCTGCTTGTTGTGCAGGTGCACTAGATTTTTCTTTAATAATTACTGTTTTACTACCTCCAGCAGATTGCTGTTGAGTTTGGGTATTATTAATGTTAATTACAGGTGCTGCTTGTTGTACAGGTGCCGCCTCTTCTTCACCACCAATTAATTTATTTGTTATTACACCACCAGCTCCTAATACAACTGTTGTTAATAATCCAATAATAGTTTTTTTTAATCCCGACCATGTTCCGTCGTTGTGGTCTTCTGTTTCTTCACTCATTTTTTTTTAATTTTATTTAGTTTATATTATTTAATAACTATTGGGTATTTCACCTCTTTACCATAAATATCTATAAAAGTTAAGTCGTAATCTTTTTTAGATAAATTAGACAAGTCATACACTTTTTGAGTGGTACTTTCTGTTGCAGTAAATCCTTCTTTTTTTACAGGTGTTTCACTACCAAATGGTGTTATTTGCACCGAATACTTTGCACCAACAGTAGTTTCAAAAACTACCGTAACAATGTTACCTGTTTGATTTATAGATTTAATTGAGGTTAATACTGATTTAACCCCGAAATCAATTGGTTTAATTTCTTGGATTTCATATTTTGAACATCCTCCAACCATAACAAATATTCCTATTAAGATTAATGTGATTTTTTTCATTTTAAAAATTGTTATATCCTGTTAATTTTATTTGTGTAGTGTTTAAATTAATACCTAATTGAGTACCGTTTGAATTACTTGCGTCCATTGTAGTTGAAACTCTAACTGATGTTAAAATATTCACTCCAATACCGATTGTTGAAAATTTCAATTTAAACGGTATTGATGTTCCGTTAATTGGTTTTGTTTTATTTTGGTCTAAAGCTCCGAATTTAACTCTACCATTAACCGAATTTGCAAATACATACCAAGTATTTGGTACACTTGGTAATAATTCTTCAAACTTGATTTTAGTTGGGTCGTAATGGAACTCAAATTGTATCCCACCTACGTTAGCCCCATTTGTCGACACTGAAATTGGAATTTCAACTGTGTTTGAAGCAACGGTTATATTAGATAAGTTAACATCTATTGAACCAATGTTATTTGGTGTATTAATAAATGAATTCTGTGTTGACATAACCTTAAATGCAGTATTTGTGGATAAACTATTAACAGCGTTTGTTTGAACCGAACTAATACCATTTGAACTGGTCACAACTTGTGACGAGTGTGAACGATTAACATCCCCCCATAAAAGATATTTTAAATCCAACATAATATTTGAACCTAATAAACCAGTTTTAATTGTAGTTGTTGGGAATGTGATGTCTTTCCAATTTGTTGTGGTAATTGACCCCCATGAATTGGAAGGAGAAGTGTTAAATTCAAATTCTGACCTAATACCGTAACCATTGTTACCCATATTTCTTACATAAGGTGTAAATGTTGTACTACTAATTGTTGAAAACCCTGATGGTACCCTATAGTATGCCCACGTGCCGTCTTTATTAACAAATTCTACGGGACCTGAGTACAAATCAAATAATTGTAAACTTTTAATGTTTTCAGGTAATACATTAGTTCCAACAAACTCTCTTAAATCAATACTAACTTTTGAAACATTTTGATTGTATCCATTAATATCAAGAACACACCACTCAACTTGGCCTGCAATTGTTGTTGCATCCGTCGCTCTCCAAGTTGGTAGCGACATAAATCCCCCACTTCCTATGGTATACCCTTGAGGTACGGTTGTGATAGTATCAATCCCTACAACCTGACCTAATAACCTTGGTAAATCCCCTCCATCGATTGATTTATTTCTATTAATATCCGCACTATATAAAGATTGTCCTGTCTTAAGAATTTGACCATTACTACCGTCTAATCCCATCGAAGTAAATTCTCCTTGAGCGGTTGTAAAGTCCGAAATCGTGATGGCACTATTATATACATCATATAGTTTATCTGTACTGTGCATAACTGAAACCTCATATGTTGTATTTTCCTTTAACAAAGATTGGTTAATATCGACATTCCCGTTGGATAAAACATTAAATAATTGACCTGTGTTTGTGTTCAACTCTTTAAAAGAGACTCTAACGTTAGATAGTGATAGTAAGTTAGAGTTAATATCAACTTTGGTGGTTACCAATTTTCCAGTATTTTGGTCCATAATAATTTCAGTCAATAATGGAGAGTCCATAATTGTTGGTACTCCAACCCCTTGCCCATTCCAACCCGCAACGAAGTTTAATTTAACAGGATTAAAAGAGTTTGATGTGGATGTTGACTTTAATCTAAACCTTATAATTATTATTTGAGAATAATCGTTAAAAGGCATTGATGAATTTGTCGCCCATGTTAAGGTAGCTCTAAGAATTGCGTTAGACCCTGTAGCATTGTACGTATATGTCGCATTGGAGATATATCTTTGTGTACCGTTTGTAAAAGTACTGTTTCCGGCATAAGAATAACCTGGATAATTTTGCCAAGATAATTGTATGTTTGAACCTGCAGGAAGTACTCCACCATTTCCACCAGTACCAGTGTGGTTAATTGAGATTACTTCAAAATTTGTTTGGTCGTATTGAAAGTCAAATAGTAATTGTCTTGTTGCAACATCTCCGTTACCGTTTGCATGAACCATAACGTCAAACTGGTCTCCCCTATCAATAACTCCCCCGTTTACATCTGTTAAAACTCTTGTGTCAGGAAACCTAAATCTAATGTTAGATTGACCAAATGAGGTCAGGGACAACAATAAAAACCCTATAAATAACAATTTTTTCATATTACTTTGTTTCAAATAATTTAACTACCAATTTATCACTGGATTTTTTTAACGCATTACTTAGAGATTGTTGATTAAAGACTCCTCCATTATCAACAACTAACGTTGACATAGAAATTTCTGAAGACTCTTCTTCAACAATAACTTCTTTGATTTTTTTACCGTCGGATTTTAAAATACCTTTAAGACGGATGACAACCGACTCCTTATCTTTATGAAATACTGAAAGATTTGATTTAGTTTTTAATACATCTAAATAAACAATCTCAACCGTTACTTTTTGAATAGCGTCAGGGGTAAGTTCAAAGTCTTTTTCTTGTAAAAACTCTTCGACTATATTTCTAACACCAAATTCTAAGTTTCGATTTCCCGCAAGATTACCTATTTGAATCTTATTTGTGACAGATTCAATCCAAATTTCATTTGTTTGTTGTGGTTCATTATGTGGCAGGGCATACATCAAGCCGCCTGCGATTATAAGTAAAAGCTTATTCATTTTATAGTATCTTGGTATAGATAAATACTCATGAAAAAACTATATTACAAAATATGATATGAGAATTATTATAAAATAATCCCAACTTAGTTACTTAATAAAGTTAATCTTTTAATTAAAAAGTATTTATAGTAATAAATGTAAATTACTATGATACTAAAAATTGGGTCTAAAGGAGAAGACGTAAAAAAACTCCAATCGAAATTAGGTTTAGGTGCTGATGGTGTCTTTGGTCCTGGTACTGAATCAGCTGTTAAGAAATGGCAATCATCAAATGGATTAACCGCAGATGGAATTGTTGGTGAAGGCACATGGGGTAAAATGTTCGATTCAAAACAATTAATCACTGAACCATTAGTTGTTTCTTCAGGTGGTGGATTTAAATTAGAAAACTTGAAAGGTCATATTCCTGATGTGGTTATTAATCAAATACCTGATACCGCAAAGAAATTCAATATTACAACACCATTAAGATTAGCTCACTTTTTAGCACAATGTGGTCATGAGTCTGCAGGTTTTAAGGCGGTTCAAGAAAATTTAAATTATTCGACAAAAGGATTGTTAGGTATTTTCAAAAAATATTTCCCAACACAAACATTGGCGGAACAATATGAAAGAAACCCTCAAAAAATCGCATCTAAAGTATATGGTGGTAGAATGGGTAACGGACCTGAACCTACAGGTGATGGGTTTAAATTTAGAGGGCGAGGTTATATTCAATTAACAGGAAAAGATAATTACACTAACTTTACAAAGTTTATTGGTGAAGACACTGTTGCAAATCCTGATTTAGTTGCGACAAAATACCCATTAGCTTCGGCGGCATTTTTCTTTAATTCAAATGGTCTTTGGTCGATTTGTGATAAAGGAGCTGACGACGCCACGGTAACTGCGGTGACTAAAAGGGTTAACGGTGGAACTATTGGATTACCAGATAGAATTAAACACTTTAAAGAATATTATCATTTATTAAAATAACTTTGTAGTTTTCAAATAAAATGATATCTTTGATTTAAATAAAGACATTATGACTAAAACGGATATTAAAAGGGTGATTACTGATTTTGAATGGGTGATTAAGATTTTAGAATCATCAAAAAATGAGAACCATATGAGAGCAACTCTTAAATGTTTTTCGTTATGGGATTCAAAATATAATAATTCTAATTTGTCTAAAATTGATTCAAGGTTATTAACCAATCTAAAGTCAGATTTTTGGTCGTTATATAACGAAAAAAATAATAAAGTTGGATTAATTAGTATCTGAACATATATTTATTCGTACACATCACTCTTTTAGGAGTGTTCTCATATATCCCTTTCCAAAAGACCCGCTAAATTTATTTTGACGGGTCTTATTTTTTTACTATATTTGTATAAATCAAAAACTATGGAACCAGAAAAAGATATATTCGACCAATGGGAAGAAGAACGTAAACAAAACCCTTGGTTTATACGAAAATTAGAATTTATTCCTTTATGGTGGAACCATGAAGGTAAATATTATCATAAAATGTTTAGAACGGGTGTTAAAAACTTAATATATTGGTTTCCTATTATTTGGAAAGACAGAAATTGGGATTCTCATTATATTTTTGAAATTTTATCTCATAAGATTAAAGCGCAGTCAAAATATATTGGAGAACGAGATATTCATACCAGAGCAAAAAGGGATGCTGAAGTAATGATGACATGTTACCGTCTAATGAAACTCGTACAGGATGAATTTTATTCTAGCGAGTATTTCGATTATCATAAAACAAAACATTGGTTTGAAGATATTGAAGATAGACCTGGTTTATCAACATGGGAGTCTAAACTTTTAAAAGAAAACTTTGACGACTACTTCTCAAAATACCCTTTAATTTACAAAAGAGTGTTAAATGGTGAAGGTTGTTTTAATCGTGACGGTAGGAGGGAAGATAAACAAATCATTGCGATGAATATTGCGCATATCAATCATGACAGGGCGAGAAAATTGTTATTTAAGATAATGGAAGAGGAAATTGAAAAATGGTGGGATTAAAATATATGAAAAAAATACTATTAATAACGGTGTTGATGTTACTTGGATTGGTATCATCCGCACAAAAACAATCTGAAAACGGGTTTACGGACATAATAACTCCAGATACAACATTAAATAAATTTATGATGTATTGGTTACGTAAACCATATAAACTCGGAGGTAACACCGAAAAAGGTATCGATTGTTCTCAATTTAACAAAAGATTGTATATGGATGTATACGGTTCCAACTTAGAAAATGTTTGTTATAAACAATGGAATCAAACCACACGGGTTAAACAAGACAGTCTTATAACGGGAGATTTGGTATTTTTTAGAAGTAAGTCGTCACCAAGTGGTTGGCATTGTGGTGTCTTTATTGGGTATACATATTTTATCCATGCTGCGAATAAATACGAAGGAGTTAAAATAAGTAGTTTAAATGAACCTCGATATATGAAATCGATAAGAGGTTTTGGTCGATTAAAATAAGTTAAATAAATTATTATGATAACAAAAATTACTTTTATTTCAGATACTCACAACAAACACAATCACCTTACAAGTAATGCGTATAATAACATTCTTGGAAGTGGGGACGTATTGGTCCATGCTGGTGATATTTCTAGTATGGGTAAAAGTCATGAAATAACC